ACCGATATCCGCGTGTGTTATGCATGCGCGGGAGGTTCATTCAAAGACTTGACCAAGTATTTTCCTAAAGGACAAGTACCGTTTCACGAATTTGAAATGTTGTGGCGGAATAAAGATGGAGAGATTACCAAAGCTCACGGATTAGCTGAACCTTGCATGACAAGTAATGGTGCAGTTGACTTCCGTGGTCTTAGGTATCAATCCTTGACCATCACAACTTTTAAAGGACTTTGTGGAGCGACTCTTGTAGCTCGCAAGCAACCTCTTATAACAGGAATCCACTTAGGTGGCCAAACTGGTACTATTCGAGGTTGTAGTGGTGTGTTAGAGTATGACACCATTGTTGAAGCAATGAAATTGTTGCGGACTCTTGAGGGTGTTATCATCTCTGGGAGTGCAGAACATTTTGAAACTCAAGTTTTGGGCATTAATGTTCTAAATGAAACCCCTTTACATCCCAAGAGTCCGCTCAACTACATGCCTTTGGAATCTCAGGTTGAGTACTATGGTACTTGCCCTGGCATGACATCATTTAAGTCTGATGTCAAAGTTACTCCTATTAGTGAGCATGTTACGGATGTTATGGATAGTCCCAATATATATGGGCCACCCATTCAATTTCCGCAATATGTTGGCTGGCAGGAATGCTTGGCTAATTTGTCAAACCCCGCGAAACCGTACAGCACTGATCTATTAGATGTTGCTGTTCGGGATTATAAGGAAGATCTATTACCCATTTTCAAAAATCCCTTGTGGAATGATGCTAGGCCCCTCACTGATCAAGAAAATCTGTGTGGTATACCTGGTAAGAAATTTATTGATGCAATCAAACTTGATACATCGATGGGTTTTCCTTTGAATGGCAAGAAGAGACGCTTTGTAACAGAGTTGCCTCCTACTCCTGAAAATCCTAACAATCGTGTGTTTGATCCAATGATAATGGATGAAATCAAACGTTGTGAGGATTGTTATCGTAGAGGTGAACGCGCCTATCCTATTGCCAAGGCTTGTAAGAAAGATGAAGTTTTATCAAAACCTAAATGTCGAATTTTCTATGGCAATGCACTTCCTTTGACGTATTTAGTACGTAAGTATTAC